TATGCCGAAACCCGCGCGGCCTGTGTGGCCCTTTTGTCGGCCCTTATCGATCAACCCTAAAAGTCGAAACCGGCCGACGCCGGTCGCGCAGTGCTGGCAAACTGCGCCTGATGAGACGCCATTTTTAAAGGATGCAAAAGCATGACTGTAATCAAACTAAAAGGCTTCGGCCAACCTGAAAAGCCAAACGCTGGAATGTCGCAAGATGCGCGCGTGGGGGGTCGCCGTCGCGCGGTGCACTTCTTCGGCTGTTCACACTGCGATTGGTGGACCGATACCGACCTGCTCGAGGCGATCGCTCGAGGCCAACGCCTAGGGTCACCGTTTACGGTGTGGGCGGTGCCTTGTGGGGCTGGGGACTCATACCAGATCGAAGAATACCGGCCACAGGTCGAAGGGGCTCTGATTATCGCTTCATACGGGTTCGACGACTTCGACCGCGCCTGTGATGAGGGGGGGACGGTATGAGCACCGGCCGTATATACATTGCCGAGCCGTGGGCCTCGCTGGTCCTGTCAGGCCAAAAGGTCATCGAGACGGCCCACATCAGACTTCCAGCGCAGTTCATAGGCCGGTGGCTCGACGTCCAAGCGGCCGGAGGGCTTCGCCTCGGTCGCGTCAAGTTCAGCGGCTGGCGACGGTATGACAGCACCGAAGACTTCGAGAGTGAATTCCTGCTCCACCACGTGCCGAAAGGTAGCCGGTTCCACTTCGAAGCGCGCCGCCAAACCTTCGGCTGGAAGGTGGCAGGGGCCGAGGCCTACGAGCCTGTGAAGGGGCCCGCGATGCGGTCGCAGTACCGCCTCGAACTGTACAAGTAACAGCACAAGTCGAAACCACCGGGAGGTGGTCGCGGGGTGGTGGCAACCCTCGCCTGATGAGACGCCAAAACAAACGTAAGGACACACTAGCATGACATACTGGATCAAGACCCAACTGGGTGAATTCAAGACCACCGAAGAGAAGCTGACCGACCGGCTCGAGTTTATAACTGCGCTCTGGTCAACCCGGGGGATCGTAGACTTCGAAGCCGGGGAATACACCATCGGCCACTGCAAGCGCAACAACGGCCAGCACATCCCCGGTCAACTGTACTTTGAGCACAACGAAGATGGCGAAGACCACGCCGGGGGCCTGTGGTTCGACGGTGCGACACTCGACGACTACGACGGCACATATTGTCTGCCGCGTGCCGTTGGTCGTGCACTGCGTGATCTCGGCATCACAGTGGACGACGCCTGTTTTTCTGACGACGGCCCATACAACCTGTGAGGCCAAAACAGGGGGTCCTGCAATTAGAGGATCCTCTTGCCCCGAAACGCAAACGAAAGGTAATTCGCAATGACTATTGAAACAGATAACACGTTGGCACGCTTCGCCTCATTGGCGATCAAGCACGACCTGACCCACGCCTATTCGGACGACCACAGCAAGTGGTCCGAGGGTGTTCGCCAGATCGAAGAACTCCGAGCCATCTACAACGCGCAGGACCTACCCACCAAACGGGTGCTGGTCGATGTGTGGAACACGATCGTGAACACCAAGGTGAAAGCACCAGAGGCCGCTCAGTGGTATTGGAGTGAGCCGGAAGGGGGTAGCCAGTGATCAGTGAAATAAAACGCACCTTGGCCGATTCTGGCCTGTCTAAATGGGAATTGGTGGGGGAGTTCCTCGCTGGTGTCTGTGTTTTCGCAGTCCCAATCCTGATGCTGTTCATCGGGGCCGCCTTCGGTCTCTGAGATGCACCCATCCGGAATGACAATAGAGCGGTGGATGTGGCCCTTCAAGACTGAGGCCGAGCGTGCCTTGGTCGTGAAGTACTTCCGCAAGCTGGAGCAAGCCGAGAAAGATCGGCTTTTCGATCTACTACCTGACGCACCCTTTTGAGAGGATTCTATGCTTATCACACGAATTTCAATGCTCACCGGGGAGGCCCACACCCGTGACCTGTCGGTCACCACGCGGGACCTCGATCGGTACTATGGTGGGCTGTTGCTACAGGACGCCTTCCCTAATCTGACCGCAGGTGAGCGCGAGTTCATCAAGACGGGCATCACCGACGACGAGTGGGAGATGTTCGCCTTTGAACAAGAAGAGGAACAACGACGCATCGATGCAGGTGAATCGTTGTGATCACTTGGGGGAAGTACAGCTTCCCACCTGTGAACCTCTATGTAATCGGTCGTGGCAACATACAGCACACCGTGAAGAAGTCCTTTATAACCGGAGAGAAAACCATGCTGACCTACCTACCTAAACTACCTGACGACGCACCCGACAACGCACCCTGCGAATGTGAAGAGTGTGGCGTTGTGTCTGAGGCTTGGGAGTTGAACTCGATCGAAGACTTTCACCGCCATATGTACGCAGGTGATACAGTCCCCGCTGGTCAATGCCCCAAGTGCGATGGCTTTGCCTACCTGTTAGAGGGGAGAAGTGATGAAGATTGAAGACAACGATTACAAAGGCTTTGACGACGGGGGATCTTGGGTCCCTGCGCTCGTCATTGGGCTTCTTCTGTTGTTCGTATTCGGTAAGTACCTGCTCTGGCTGGTGCTTGCCGCGACCATGTGAGCAATTAGAGGATCCTCTTGCCCAGAGTGAAAAGAAAGACTATAGAGTAACTAAAGAACCACTAAAGGGAGAACCCACTCCCACTCCACCTTGGAAGGACTAAAGAATGACTAAAGTAAAGACTGAAGTAGGAAAAGAAAAGGAGGTCGCCACCTATGGCACATCAGCAATACGACTCGTCAACTAAAGAAGCACGCATCCTAAGAGCGGAGGGTGGTGATTATATCAAGCGCTTACGCATTGATCGTGGTCTTACCCAAAGGGAACTCGCAGATGCACTTGGTCTGAAGTACTACTCGTTCATCTCGCAACTCGAGAATGGACAGGGTAGGCTCCCGCCAAACCTCTATGTCAAAACAGCCCGTGTTCTTAAAGTTCCGGTCGCTGAGTTTGCACTGAGTATGTTGTCTTTTTATGATCCCCACACACACGCGGCGATTACGACGCAAGAGGAACTATCGTATGAACATAGCCTACCTAAAAATAACAGCCTTCAACGAGACTGACAAAAACACTCTGAAGAACACCTTCGAACCCTACGGTATGGCTGTCGAATTCTTTGAGACCGACGAGTGTGAGGATTACGCTCTGGTCTACCACCAAAACGGTGGTGTCAGATGTCACATCGGGTTTCTGACAACCGGCGTCTTCTGTGACTGTGCCTGTGAAGGGTACTCTGAATGGGCTACAATCAAACACCTCGTATGGGCACGAACAGGCCTACACGATATCAACTTAAAGGAAGCAAACGCATGACTTACGTACTCTACAAACGTGACCGCTCACCGTACTGGTGGGCGCGTATCGCCCAACTCGACAGTGATGGTCGGGTTGTTGGCTATTCCCGGGTCAGCACTAAGCGCACCGACAAGGCCGAGGCCAAGCTGGTGGCCGCGCAGTCAAGCAAGACCCGCAACGATCGGGCACAGTTGGGCACCAAGATCAAGTGCACCATCGGTGAAGCCGCCGATCGCTACATCACCGAATTAACAGCGGCAGGTAAATCGTCTGTGAAAGACTTCCACGTGTTTACTAAACGCGCGAAGTACAGCAACTCTCGATTGACGTTGTCGAATCCTATCGAGTTCTTAACACGCACAGAACTCGCGACCCTTCGAGCCCAACGGCTCAACGAGGGCTACTCCCCGGCTTATATCAACAACGAGATCACCTTCTGGGTGACGGTCTACAACAAGGCCCGCAATGACTACGACATGGCCGTAGCACACGACCAGAACTTCAAGGGCCTGAAGCTGGAGACCAAAGAAAAGACGCGGTACCTACTCGATGGTGAAGAGGCCCGCTTGTTGACTGAACTAGACCCAGCCCGTCAGATGGGTGGTGTGGGTGAGCACATCCGCTCGGCCCTTCAGGATCAGTACGACCTTGTCGTGTTCCTGCTGGACAGCGGTGCACGCTACACCGAGGTGGCCGAGGTCCCTTGGACGGCCATCGATGTGATCAACTGGAAGACCGTGAACATCTACCGCGACAAGGTGGGCAACGAAGGCACCATCGCTATGACAACACGGCTACGAGAGATCCTACAGCGACGCTACGAGCGTAACGGCAATACGCCTTACGTCTTCAGCGGTAAGGATCCAATGAATCCACGCGGGTACTCTACTCGTGGGATCCGCAACGCTATCGACCGGGCGGGCCTGAACAGCCCATCACTGGTCAAGCGCTACGGTAAGTTCACTCCGCACTCATTGCGTCACACGTTCGCCTCTCGCCTCGTGCAGGGTGGGCTGTCGCTTTATGCGGTCAGTAAACTACTCGGTCATTCGACCACCACCATGACGCAACGCTACGCCTTCCTGTCCTCAAGTCAGGTGGCAGAGCAAGCGGCAGACATTCTTAACGCAAACAAGGGGTAACTCATGCAAGAACTTTTTGAATTCTATAACTGGTTTATGAACGGCCTGTTTTACCAGTGTGTCTGGTTGCTACGCTACGGTGCTGAGAATTTTGGAATGACCTACGAAGCCCTCAATATCTGGGTCTTCGTTGTCGTACACCCTTTGATCACACTCTGTGCGATCTACAAGTGGTGGGCTTGGAAACGTGCACATAATCTGCACATCCAGCAAGTTCGTAACCCCCGTGATGAACATTCAGTTCATTTTGTGTGAGTGATTACAAGGGCTTAGTTTGGTTGCGGGGGCAGGATTTGAACCTGCGACCTTCAGGTTATGAGAACGCTGAACGACCTACTAAGCCCTTGATGTAACGCGAAAAGTTACTGGAATAACAAAGCAGTACAGTAACTCGCGAACCAGTAAATAAACAAAATCAGAGGCTTACATGAACGAAGAAACCTGCACACTATCTGCACACGACCGCCAACGCCTGATCTCCAAGCTGTCTATCGACTTGGGCAAGGGCTCACCTGAAGACGCCCAGATCCTGCATGAAATGGCGGGGGTGGATGAGGGTGTCGAACGCTATCAGGCAACACTACAAGATCCGGCCACACGTCTCTCCGACACTGCCGCCGGTCGTAAGATTTTCAACGAGACAATGTCGCTGTTGGTCCCCGCTGTTCGCGAGGCGCAGGACATTGCAATCGACGGTATCGCCAACTCAGGCAAGGGCCTTCGCCCACAGTGGTGGTGGTACATCTCTTTCGTTTCACCAGAGAAGCTGGCGTACATCACCATGCGGTCCATCCTTGGGATGCGTGTAGCCAACGGGGGCGTCGGTCGTAAGGCCACCCACATCTGCCTCGAGATCGGCCAAGCTGTTAAGCAACAGGTCGAGTTCGAGAAGTGGCTGGCCGAGTCCAAGAGGACTGCCAAAGAGACAGGCGGTCGTGACCTTGCGGCCCAGTTGGTACGCCGGGCCAAGAACTTCAACCAACGGCAGTGGGGCAACTGGTGCCGCAAGATCGACAGCATCGAGACCCTCGACTGGCGTCGTGATGTGAAGATGCACATCGGCTCCAAGCTGTTGGAACTGAGTCTCGAGAACACAGGTGGATTCTTCCGCCTCGAGTACGTTCAGATCCGCAACAAGACTGAGCGTCAGGTGTTCTTGTCTGACGCCTGTCAGGCCATGATCGAAGACATCAACTCACGCATCGAGGCTATGTCCCCGGTGCTGAAGCCGATGCTCATAGAGCCACAGCCTTGGGGCTGGGATGAACTGACCCGCACCTACAAAGGTGGCTACTACATGGTCAACGTCGAACTGATCCGGGGTGGTCTGCATAAGCACACCGCCTCATTGGACCAGCCGCTGTCTGACATGACACTCAGTGCGGCCAACATCCTCGGCTCTGTTGGGTGGGTGGTGGACACAGACACTCTCTCGCTGACTGAGGAGGTCTACAACAACGGCCTCGAGTTGATCGAGGGGTTGCCCAAGCCTGACCCTGTCGCGTTCCCTGCGCGCATGGCTGATGACGTTTGGGAGGCCCTTGGTAAGGTCGAGAAGGCCGAGTGGAAGTACAACCTCGCCAAGATCCACGGCAAGAATGCTCGTGATGTTAGCAAGCGTGAGTCTGCAATCCGCAAGATCCACATTGCCAACAACCACCAGGATTTTGATGAAGTCTTCCACCCCGTGAAGATGGATACCCGTACACGCTTCTACTACACGACGCCTGACTGGAACCCACAGGGTGACGGTATTGCCCGGGGCACCATGAAGTTCGCTAACCGCGCACCTCTCGGTGACCGTGGCCTCTACTGGTTGGCCGTCCGCCTGAACAACACCTTCGGAAACGACAAGGTGTCCTTCTCCGATATGCAGGATTGGGCCCGCGAGAACCACGACAATATCGTGGACAGCGCACTCAAGCCTCTGGATGGGTGGAGGTTCTGGGCTGACGCTGAATCACCGCTCGAGTTCTACCAGACCTGTATCGAGTGGATGGGCGCCACAGGCATGACCAACCCTGCGAAGTTCATGTCTGCCCTGCCGATCCACCAAGACGGTAGTAACAACGGACTTCAACTTATGTCCCTGCTTGGCCGCGATCCTCTCGGTGCCAAGCTGACCAACTGCTCTGCTGACCCTACCCGCTATGACATCTACGCTGAGACAGCGACGGTGGTACAGCGGCTGGTCAACGAAGACATCCTCAACGGTCGCCGTATCGAAGAGGCTGGTCATTGGGCAGGACATATCAACCGATCAGTGTGTAAGCGTGCGTGCATGACCACGTCCTACGGTGTCACCCCTCGTGGCATCCAAGACCAACTCATGTCGGACGGCCATGTTGAAGGTCTCGAAGGTGATCCCATCAAGAATGCGGGTTACATGAGAGACAAACTGATCGAGGCCCTTGAGACAACGATCGTGGCCTCGCGTCCCATCATGGATTACTTCCAAGGTGTGGCGTCAGCCCTTGCTGAGTTTGATATTCCACTGAAGTGGGTAACCCCTGCCGGATCAATCGTCCAACAAAGCTACTGGAACGTAGCCAAGTCAGACGTGAAGACCGTCATGGGTTCATACTTCATGTGGGACGAGAACCCACAGGGTGGTCTCAACCAGCGGAAGCAGTTGCTGTCATCCTCCCCCAATATCATTCACTCGATCGACGCATCACTCATGCAACACATGGTGCTACGTCTTCGCGATATGGGGATCAATGACATCGCCTGTATCCACGACAGCTTCGCTGTCCATGCGTGTAACGTGGACACTATGCGTGACACCATCCGCCATGTGGCCGCCGATATGTTCGGAGGCAACTGGATCCGCGATGAGTTCCACGAATACGTCCGCTCATATGCCAAGGGCATCGATCTCCCAGAGCCTCCCGCTCAAGGAGCATTCGACGTAACTGAAGTGCTCAAAGCTGAGTACTTCTTTGCGTGATTTCAACCAGTTGCAATTGGAGGATGCTATTGCCCAGAAAGGCATTTGACCTAGAGGACGACCTTCAGCCCCATCACATACCACTTGTGACGCGGGCTGTCGCGGAGTTCGCACTGACCGGCGCATTGTCGGTCGATGTCGTGATGGAACTACAGAACGAAGGGTTGGATTACCGATCCATACTCGACGCCTGTATGTGCCACCCGACCTACACATCAACGACCCACTAAGGAAACAGAATGACAAAGAAGCAGATGACCGTTTTAGTAAGCCCTCTCGCAACAGCCGCATATGCATGGCTTGCACGTCCAGATGAAGGACAAGAGTATTCAGACGGTAAGTACAAGGTGACACTGGTGCTCGACAAGAAAGAGCCGGGTGTCGAGGAGTTCATCGCTGACATGACCACCAAGGCAGAAGCCATGGGCACTGCCGAGTTCGGCAAGTTGCCTAAGACTTTCCGCTATCCCTACAAGGACGGCGACGACGGTGGTAAGGAAGAGTTCGAAGGTAAGTACTTGATCGTCGCTAAGACCAAGTACCAGCCCGGCTTCGTGGACGCATCTAAGCGTGCTCTGGCCGAGGATGTATTCCCCATGTCTGGTGATGTCATCCGCGCATCCTTCGGCATGATGCCGTACAAAGCAGGAGGTGCCTTCGGTGTCTCTTGTCAGCTACGCAACGTGATGCTGATGGAGAAGCGCAACAGTGGTGGCGGGTCTGATGACTTCGCTGACATCGCGGCCACCGCCGCATCAACAGGAGACACTACAGGTGACGACGAAGACTTCGACCTCTAAGGTCAGTCTTCTCGAGCACATGAAAATGTACCTAGGGGCCTCGGCGTTGACGATCACACTGAACGTCGCGCCGGTCCCTGCTTCACGACCTCGAGTATCCAAGTGGGGCACCTACTACGGCAAGAACTATGAGAAGTTCCGCCGCGAAGTGCGTGACCTACTCGTGAACCACAGCGGTGAGAAAATCACCGGTGAGATTTATGCGATAGTCGAGTGCGTGATCGAGCCACCCAAGACAACCAAGCGTGATTACCCAAGGGGCGACGTAGACAACTACGCCAAAGGCCCCTTGGATTCACTCACGTCTAACGGGAACTTCTGGCACGACGACGATCAGATCACAGCGCTCTTCGTATCCAAACGCTTCGCTGAAGCGGGCGAAGAACCTGCCATACACATTCACTACACAGAGGCTAAAGATGAAACAAAATGAATTGCTTATGAAACACTTCGAGAACGTAGGTTCGATCTCTAACATGGAAGCACAGAGTATGTATAAGATCCGCGCCCTCCCGCGCCGGGTCTCTGATCTCGAGGCGAAGGGGTACAAGTTCGATCGTGTTCGCAAGACCGACTTAACTGGACAACGCTACGTAAGGTACGTGTATGTCCGCGCTGATTGAGGCGCACCAATCCTGTCCAGACTGCGGTTCAAGCGACGCACTGAGCGTGTATGAGGATCACTCATATTGTTTCAGTTGCGAGACTTGGACCGCCTCTGGCTCTACATCTAAACCACAGCGGAGTAACAGGTTGAGCGGCTTAATCACTGGGGGTAACTACACCTCATTACCAAAACGAAGATTGAAAGAAGAGACTTGCCGCCTGTTTGATTACAAGGTCGGTAAGCACAAAGATAAACCAGTACACCTCGCGCACTACCGTGACGTTGAGGGCAACGTGGTTGCACAGAAGGTGCGTTACCCAAGCAAAGAGTTTGCGATCATGGGTGACGCAAGCAATATCGTTCTCTTCGGACAACACCTCTGGAAATCTGGAGGTAAGCGCATTGTGGTTGTGGAGGGTGAGATCGATGCCCTCTCATATTCACAGTGTGCACCGGGGTGGCCTGTCGTCTCAGTCCCACAAGGAGCACAGTCAGCAAAGAAGTACATCAAGAAGTCTTTGGATTTTCTGGAGGCCTTCGACGAGATTTGCTTCATGTTTGACAACGACGAGCCGGGAAGCAAGGCCGCACGTGAGTGCGCTGATTTGATCACCCCGGGCAAGGCCACCATCGCAATCCTGCCACTGAAGGATGCATCGGATATGTTGGTTGAGAACCGCGTGAAGGAACTACTCACGTCGGTCTACTCAGCCAAGTCTGTGCGCCCTGATGGTGTCATTAACGGTAAGGAACTATGGGATGCTGTTAGCAAACCTCAAGTCTTGGGCACGCCGTATGAGTTTCCTAGTTTCAACAAGGTACTCTTTGGCCTACGTCCACGTGAAATTGTTACGCTCACGGCTGGGTCCGGTGTTGGTAAGTCTACGATTGCCGCACAGATTGCGTACGATCTTGCAATCAGGCATGGCAAGAAGATCGGGTACATCGCGCTTGAAGAAAGTGTTGCGAGAACTGGACTTCGATTCATGTCAATGCAAGTCGGGCGACCGTTGCATCTTCCGCAAGATCTGTCAGAGGATGAGCGGCGACGGGCATTCGACGCGACGTTAGGTGGGGGTAACTTCCTACTGTACGATCACTTCGGATCACTCGACTCCGACCACCTTCTTGCAAAGCTGAAGTACATGGTCACGGGTCTTGGTGCAGAGTTCCTGTTCATTGATCACCTCTCAATCCTACTGAGTGGTGGTGACTTTATGACAGGCAACGGCGACGAGCGGAAGCAGATCGACTACACCATGACTAAGCTACGGTCGTTCACAGAACAGACCGGCGCAGGGATGATGCTGATCTCACACCTGAAGCGCCCATCGGGTGACAAAGGTTTTGAGGATGGCCTCGACCCAACCCTGTCCAGCCTACGTGGCTCACAGTCCATCGCGCAATTGTCTGACGCTGTTATCTCAGTGTCGCGCAACGCATCCGATGGACAGAACACATTGAAGATTAAGTGTCTGAAGAACCGATACGCCGGACTAACCGGAGACATCGGCCATCTCAGGTACAACCCAGATACAGCAACTCTCGAGGAAGTAGATGGGGACTTCGATAAAAACCTAGAGGAGACCGATGCCTTTTGACAACGAACGCCGCGAAACTCCGGCGACGCAGAAGGGAACTAAAGAAAGAACTGGTGGCTTACTTCGGAGGATCTTGCGCTCGATGCGACACCATACTGCCCATCGAGTGTTTTGACTTTCACCACACAGACCCCCGCATGAAAGACTTCTCGGTCTCTCAAGAAGCGCTCTGCCGTTACAAATGGGAGCGCGTTCTTGAAGAGGCCTCGAAGTGCTTAATGCTTTGCGCGAACTGTCATCGAACAGTTCACGCGCTCAACGAGGAGAACTATTTTGAAGACGCTTATAGCAGACATAGAGACGAACGGACTACTCCCGGAGTTGGAGACTTGCCACTGTTTGGCGGTGGGCTCGTTGGACCTTGACGACATTGTTGTCTACGCCGACCAGCCTAACTACCCGCCACTCGCTGAAGGTCTTGCAAGACTAAGGGAAGCCGACCGTGTTGTGTTTCACAACGGGTGTGGGTTTGACTACCCTGCCCTCCGTAAACTCTACGGTAAGGATGTGCTCGATCGGTCCAAGGTGTTTGACACTTTGCTTCTATCGCGCCTCGTGGAACCAGCCAACCGATCACACGCACTTGAGAAGTGGGGTGAGCGGCTCGGCTTCCCGAAAGGTGACTACTCCGATTGGAGCCAGTTCACCGACGAGATGGCTACGTACTGCAAACAAGACGTGGCCGTAACCCAGCGTGTCTATCACACACTCATGCAGAAGATTGATGAGAAGTGGGCGGCCGCGCTACGCCTCGAGCACGACTTCGCTTGGGTTATGTCATTACAAGAACAGCACGGCTTCCGCTTGGATGTTGAGGCTGTTCAAGAACTTGATGCTGAGTTGCGCCAAGAGATGGCAACCATCGAGCAAGAGTTGCAGAAGGTATTCCCGCCGATCACGATCGAACGTGTGAGCGAGAAGACCGGCAAGCCGCTCAAGTCAAAGATCGAGATGTTCAATCCCGGGTCCCGCAAACAGATCGCGGAGCGCCTGAAGGATATGTACAACTGGGTACCAAAGAAGTTCACCCCCGCCGGGTCGCCACAGATTGACGACTTAGTGTTGGGTGACCTCGACTACCCAGAGGCGCGGCTGTTGGCTCGGTACTTCCGATGCCAGAAGCAACTCTCAATGATCAGTGAGGGTGACAGCGCTTGGTTGCGTTGCGTTCGTGACGGCTACGTCCACGGGCGTGTCAACACAATCGGCACCGCCACCTCACGGTGCTCTCACTTCGCCCCCAACATGGCACAGGTAGACAAGAAGGATAAGCGTATGCGCGCTGTCTGGTTGCCTGACCCCGGCCACAAGCTGGTTGGTTGTGATGGTGATGCACTCGAGTTGCGAATGCTTGCGGCATACCTCCACCACTTCGATGGCGGTAAGTACACACACTCGTTGCTTGAGGGTAAGAAAGAGGACGGCACTGACGTCCACTCGATGACCGGCAAGCTGGTTGAGTGTGGCGATCGAGATCAGGTGAAGCGCCTGACGTACGCCTACCTATATGGCGCTGGTGATCCCAAGCTAACTCAGATCCTGCGTGAAGCAGGGGCTGGTGTTAAGACGGGTAAGGAAGCCAGACGCCGTATGAACGAGGGCATCACAGGCCTCGGCAAGCTATCCACATTGGTGCGCTCTCGCGTTAAGCGGGGATACATCAAAGGTGTGGATGGCCGACACGTGCCGGTGGTTGGTGAGCACAGCGCTCTCAACTACTTACTACAGTCAGCCGGTGCCATCCTTATGAAGAAGGCCATGCAAGTCTTTCACTACGATCTCTGCGCATCAAGCGGGTTCGTAAAGGACGACGAGCCTGTCCACTTCCACTACTGCGCCAACGTCCACGATGAGGTGCAACTCTCGTGTGAGCCTGAACACGCCGAGACGTTGGGCAAATTGTTTGCGGAATCAATCAAGATTGCAGGTGAGCGCTTGGGTTTGAAGTGTCCTACTTCAGGCTCCTACGACATCGGATCTAGTTGGTTAGAAACCCACTAGGAGAACTAATGACAACAGCACTAATTGACGCCGACATTGTCGCGTTTCGTGCCGCCGCCAAGTCGCAAGATGACTTCGGTGACGGCAAGGTAAGCGACGCCCGCGTGGCGATCCGCGAGGCCGAGCACATACTTGAACAATGGGTTAAGTATGTGAAACCAAATAACATCCTGCTCTGCTTCTCATGTCCGACCCGGAAGTATTTCCGCCACGACATCTACCCAGAGTACAAAGCACAGCGCGTGCAATTAGAGAGGCCTCCTGCTCTTTCTAATGTCATTGAGTATCTGAAGTCCAAGTACAAGTTTATGACGCTCCCCGGCCTCGAGGCTGATGACGTTATGGGCATCATGGCTACAGGCACAACCATCAAAGATGGTGTGATTGTTTCGATCGATAAAGATATGCAAACAATCCCCGGGAAGTTCATCAACCCTGACAAGATGCGGCGTCCAGTTCGCATCAATGCCGGGGCGGCTAACCTACTGGTCTTCCGCCAAGCGATGACCGGCGACTCTACCGACAACTACCGTGGTATTCCCGGGGTGGGTGCGGTGAAGGCTGACAAGATCTTAGGTGGGGCCAACCAATTAAACCTATGGGGTGCAGTAGAACAGGCGTTCAGCGACAACAAGCTGACGACTGAGTACGCACTCACAATGGTTCGTCTCGCCCGCATCTTGCGTGCCGAGGATTACAACTTTGAAACTGGAGAGGTTCGCCTATGGCATCCCGCAAAACCCCAGTGGATGACGCCGTCAGCCCACAACACTACCAACTCGACGGCATCCAAGTCTACGACTACATCGAGCAAGTCTGCCGAGATCTCCCCGGAGATGAAGCAGTCGCCGTTGCCAACGTCATCAAGTACATCAGCCGATACCGAAGAAAAGACGACGGTCATCCAGCAAGCACCCACATCCGCAAAAGCGGGTGGTATCTCAACAGGCTCCTCCAAGCTGTCGA